CGGGATGGAGGAGGCGCTGAGCAAAGTTGAGCGCTTGGTGCTGCGTGAGATTGAAGCCAGCAACGATCGCGTGGTGCTGCATGAAGCACTGCTGCACCTGATCGTTTCCGGTAACTGCATGATCTATATCGGGGAGGAGGGCATGCGTGTCTTCCACCTCAACCGGTATGTGATCACCCGTGATCCGATGGGTAATCCCATCGAAGCGATCATCTGTGAGGTGCTGACTTACGACACAGCGCCAGAGAAGATCCGCAAGCACGCTGATGAGGCCCGCGGTGAGCTAAAGGGCCTGCCGGAAGCCAGTCAGAACGATCCGCTGACGACAGAAGCCACGGATTACAGGGAGATCCGGCTTTACACCCGCATCAAGTGGGGCGACGACAAGATCGTCCGCTGGCACCAGGAAGTCGAAGGCAAGGTTGTTGAAGGAACTGAGGGTCGTGCGCCTTTAGACGTATCGCCGTGGCTGCCGTTGCGCATGACCCGCGTAGACGGCCAAATGTACGGGGTTGGATACGTCGAGGCCGCAGCACTTGCAGACCTTCAAACGGTGGAAGCGTTATGCCAGGCGATTGCTGAGGGATCGCTTGCAAGCTCTAAAGTTCTATTTCTTGTAAAGCCCTCTGGGGTCACGAAAGCACGCGACTTAGCGTCTGCACCGAACGGCGCTTTCGTGACTGGTGATCCAAACGATGTGCTCGCTTTGCAGGTCCAGAAATCCACGGATCTGGCCGTCGCCATGCAGGGCAAGCAGCAGATCGAGGCTCGTCTTAGCCAAGCCTTCATGCTGGCTGACGTTAGAGATTCAGAGAGAACAACAGCGGAAGAAGTCCGCCTCCAAGCCCTCCAGATCGAGAACAGCCTCGGAAGCATCTACAGCATCCTGACCACTGAATTCCAGGTGCCGTATGTCTCCAGGAAGCTGTATTTACTGGAGAAAGCAGGCAAGGTGCCTGAGATGCCGAAGGAACTGGTCAAGCCGGTAATGACTGTTGGCTTGGCTGCTGTTGGTCGGGGCAATGACCTTGAGCAGCTGGTGCGGTTTACAACAACTCTGGGGCAAACAATTGGCCCCGAGGCAATGGCGACCTACCTGAATGAGTCAGAGCTGATTAAGCGTTTGGCCTATTCAATGGGAATAGATGTGTTTAATTTGGTGAAATCCGAGGAGGAGCTTGCTGCTGAAGCCCAACAGCAACAGGAGCAGGCAATGATGCAATCCGCCATGCAGAACTCGGACAAAATGGCGAACGCCGCGGCCACTGCGCAAGAGATGCAGATGGCAGCGGAAGCACCCCCTGAACCACAAGAATGACCACGACACCCTGGCAAATGACTGAACCTGGCAATCCGACAGAACCGGACTTCAAGAATCCAGTTCAGATGGATTACGAAGGCCGTGAGGGCATGGCCGCTCCGGGGCAGGAGCAATTGCTAGAGCAGTTCATTCAAGAACAACAAGCAGAGGCTGAGCCCAACCTGCTGGCTGGCAAATACAAGAGCCCTGAAGAACTAGAGCGTGCTTACAAGGAGCTTGAATCCAAGCTTGGTCAGCAACAGGAGCCAACGTCACAGCCTGAACGCCAGGAAGCACCTTCTGACGTTTATACAGAGGATGCTGCTCGGGGTTTGTATGGAGAAGAGGCTGTCAATAAGCTCGCCGAGCGGGGTGTCCAAATGGCCGACCTCATGCGAAAGGCCGACGCGGGGGATGACATCTCTGAGCATTTCGATGTACTCGCTGAGACATTCGGGGTGCCTCGCCAAGTGGTCCAGAACTATGTCAGCAAAGCTGGAGGTGTTCAGGCTGGCGCTGAAGCTCAACCGGTGGCCAGTGAGCTGACAGAAGCCGACACGGCAGAACTCAGGCAGATGGTGGGTGGTGATGAGAAGTTTGCTGAGCTGAGCAATTGGGCAGCGAAAAACCTCACCAAGGACGCTTTGTCGGAATACAACGAGGTTGTAGATAGCGGCAACAAGGCAGCGATCAAGTGGGCCCTGCGGGCTTTGCAGGGCAGGTACAAGGCACCTGACGCGGTGGTCGAGCCCAAGCTCTACGGCGGCGGAGAAGCGCCAGGACCACAAGTCTTTGAGTCCCAGCAACAGCTGATGGACGCAATGAACAAGAGGAATGATCGCGGCCAAGTGCTGTACGAGGTTGATGAGGCCTACAGGAATAAGGTTGTGGAGATTTTGTCTCGTTCCCCTATTTGAGTTAGTTTCTGGTTACCACTGACCAGAAACAGGCCCTTCTAGGAGGACACCCTGGAGACGTAGGCAGTTGGCATCGCACACCTTTGCTGACTTTTAGTCATGACCATTTCATTTGACACTTCGCCTCCCAATGCTGCGCTAGCCCGTTCCGGTCAGGTTCAGGGCACTGGCGGCTCCTGGGGATCGACAACCGATCTTGACGGTTGGAGAACGCTATTTCTCAAGCTTGGAAGTACTGAGGTCTTGGACGCATTCCTCAGAAATTGCGTTTTTAAGGGTAAGACCCGCGAGCGCAATATTCGGGGAGGTAAGTCCGTAGCGTTCCCGATTACGGGTCGCATGGAGGCTACCTATCACCAGCCAGGCCGCCCGATTCTCGGGCAAACTAACGAGCCTTCTGCACTCAACGAGCGCGTAATTGAGCTCGACGAGCTGATGATTAGCGACATCGCTATCAGTCAGCTTGACGAACTTATGAATTTTTACGATGTACGCCAGTACTACACAAAGGAGCTCGGCAGGGCTTTGGCGTATGAGTACGACCGTCGTGTTGCTCGTTTGGTCTTTGCAGCTGCTCAGAACACCACTGAGCCTCTGAACAAGACTGTTAACGAAGGCCGCGTTGGTTTCAACCGTGATCTGGGCACTGAGTACACAGACGCTGCTGCAACCAACCAGGAAAAGGGTGATGAGTTGGTCGAAGCAATCTTTGATTGCCGCGTCAACTTCGAGGAAAAAGACGTGCCTACAGACAACATGTATGGCGTCTTTACCCCAGAAGATTATTTCCTCATTTCCCAATCCAGCCGGGCAATTAACACCGACTTCAACGGTGCAAATGGTTCCAACGGCACCATTGCTGCCGGCGAAACCCTGCGTGTTGCAGGCATCCCGATCTACATGAGCAATCATGTAAATCAGCCTGCATACACACTGCAGAACGGCGACAAGAACGCCGACTACGCTCAAGACCTGAGCGACTGCCGCGGTTTGATCTTCCACCGCGACGCCGTTGGTGTTGTCAGCCTGCTGAGCCCCTCCCTGCAGATGACTGGTCCCGAGTTCCGGGTTCAGTTCCAAGCAGACCTGCTTGTTGCCCGCCAGGCAATCGGCATGGGCCAGCTGCGTGCTGAGTGTGCTGCTTCCATCGTCACTCCCTGAGTAATTTCAGGAAGGACACGAGCAGTCCGGGGGGTCAGGCGACTGGCCCCTTTTTTTATGTCCCAATACGATGTGTTCAACGACCTCGTAACTGATGCCTTCCTCGAATCAGAAGAAGCTGCCAGGGAGAACGTCGTTACTTGACGCGGTCAATATCTGTTTGGAGAACATCGGCGAGATGCCGGTGGACAGCCTTGATAACCAGCAAGTGCAAGACGCTCGGATGGCTGAGCGCACGATCCTGGAGTTTCACAAGGAAGGGCAGTGCTGCGGGTGGAGCTGGAACACCGAGCTTGGCGTGTCGTTCAAGCCCGACGCAACGACCAAGAAGATTGCAGTGCCAGCCAATGCGGTTGAGTTCTCAATCAACCAGTACCAGTGGAATGGTCGCTTTCAGGCCAGGGGCAGCCAGGTCTATGACATGGCCAACAAGACCTATCTGATCGATCCAGATGAGGTGCCAGAGATCAAGGCTGATGTCATCTATTTGCTGAGCTGGGATGAGAGCCCAGAGACCTTTAACCGCTGGACCACCATCCGCGCTGCGCGTGTTTATAGCGACCGTGCCCTGGGTAGTGAGGCGCTGTTCAAGTACACGATGAAAGACGAGCAGGACGCCAAGGCAGAAGTCGAAAAGATGGAGCTGGCGCAGAACAACGCCAACATCCTCACGGGTGGCATGACGCAGTTCCCGACTTACCTGCCGGGCACCGGCCTGATGAACCGTCGTGTTAGTGGCGGCCTTGCCTGGTTCTGATGTCAAACGTCGCTTACACCATCCCGAACCTGATTCAGGGCGTCTCACAGCAGCCTGATGCGCAGCGAGATCCCAGCCAGGGCGAGATCCAGATCAATGGGATGAGTTCGATTGCTGAGGGCCTGCGCAAGCGGGACAGCAGCAGGACCGTGGCTCGGGTTAGCGAGACCCTGTTTGGCGATGCGTTCATCCACACGATCCAGCGGGATGCAGCTGAGAAATACATCTCGGTTATTCGCACGAACGCGATTGACGTGTTCGACCTGGAGGGTGACGCCAAGACGGTCAATGTTGATGCCGGGTCGTTTGACTACCTGAGTGATGCCAACAGGGATGTCAGCGAGAACGTCACGAACGCTCGGAATCAGATCCGTGCGGTCACGATTGCTGATTTCACCTTCATCCTCAACACGCAGCGCACGACAGCGATGCAGGCTGACGTTGCGCCTGAGCAGGCCAGGCCAGCAACTAATGAGTGCTTGGTGTGGGTCAAGCAGGCCAGCTACGGCAACGAGTACCGGGTTGTTTGTTCTGTCGGGAAC